CGAACGCCCCCGTTCCCGTAGTAAGCGCCGTAGTTGACCAGCGTGCCGCCGGAATTGACGTTGCGGGCGTAGTGGGCGCCCGACGAATTAGGCGTGCGAAGCCACCAATACCAGCCCTTCGACGTTGAAAAATTGCTGTTTGAGTATTCCGAACTGTTTACGCATTCCGCCGTAGGATAGGCAATTCGGGAAGCGTTGTTGCTGAACAAAGCAAGAAGGGAACCTTCTGCAATGCCGTTTTCGTTCGCAAGCCCCACTTCTGTGGTGGACGCAAGAAACATTTTCGCGGTGAAGGTTTCATAGCTCCCGCCGTCCGTCGAAGATTTTACGACGGTAAGCGTTGTGTTTTGAAGCTCCGCTACGAAGTCCGGATCAAGCATTGCAAGGAAGCCCGCCCAAGCGTCGTATTCGTTGTAATTATCCCATACGTTCGCGTTTGTCGGCGGCGCGTCGGCGCTGTGCTTCGCGCTGTACCAATTTCCCGCCGTCGCATTGCTGTTCAGCCATTGCAGGATATTTGAATAAATGTGCCTGTTGTTGCCGTAGTTCTTTCGATCGGAATTGCTGTTGCTCGGCTCCTTCGCGTCCGAACACATAAGCTGGATAATCTTTTCGGTTATCAGCGTTACGGTATTCGACGGATAGCCGCTGTGGTTCTTGTCGGCAACCTTGAAAATGATCTTTGCACCGAAACGCGATTGATACGCCGAAAGGACCGGAACTTCGATCTTGTCGCCCACGGAAAGTGAACTTATTGCTTTTGACATTTTCCCGCCTCCTTTGATTTGAAAAGACTGTCGTAATAATGATCCGTCCTTCGGATCAGGTGGTAACAATTTCCCTTTGAAGCGTGTCCCCGCCAGCTTTTGTAAGACTGTTCGACGGTCGCCGTCGTGATTTTGCCCCGCTCCACAAGCCCGCGCATTTTCTTCAACTTGCGTTTCATATTGTTCTTGCTTCTGCGGCGAACCTTTCGGATAACTGCGCCCGTTTCGGTTAAGTAGGTATGAAATCCCAAGAAATCTATACCGTTACGCAAAGGGTAAATGTTCGTTTTGTTGTTCAAAGACAAGCCAAGCGCGGCGACGTGCTTTTCTATTTCCGCGCGGCAATACTGCAAATAGGCTTTATCTTCGTGTATCAAGAAGAAATCGTCCATATATCTGCCGTAATATTTAATGCCTAACTTCTCTTTGACAAAGTGATCTAAATTATTGAGGTAAAGAAGGGCGAAAAGCTGTGAAAATTGATTTCCGATCGGTATTCCGACGTTTCCTTCCGTGCTGTCGATAATCATATCAACAAGCCACAAAACGTCCGGATCGGTTATCTTCCTACGGATTAAGGTTTTTAACACGTCGTGCCTAATGGAATAGAAGTATTTTGATATATCCGCCTTCAATATCCACCCGTCAATCCCGTTTTTCCGGTAAAACCTCCGCAAGAATTCTTGAAGCCTGTCTAACCCGTAATGCGTCCCTTTTCCCACTTGCGAAGCGTAGTTGTCCGTAATGAACGATCGTGTAAGGATCGGTTCAAGCACGTTATCGCAAAGCGAATGTTGAACAACCTTGTCTTTATAGCTGTTCGACATAACCACGCGGCGCTTCGGCTCGTATACCTCGAACGTGTTATACGGCGAAAGCGTGTATTTCTTCGTTTGTAGTTGGTAACTTAAAAGGTTCAGCGCTTCAAGAAGGTTGACTTCAAACTTTGCCGCCGCTCCCTTCCACCTCTTGCCTTGCCGCGCCTTTCGGTAGGCTTTGTATAGGTTCTCGAAGCTATATATCTTCTCGTAATCTGTCATAAAAAATCCTCGCTGTGCGTAGCCTTTGCCTTCCGTCCGGAATGCTCCGGCATCGGCGATCCTGTATTTGTCCCCGCTGTGGATAGCGGCGACGGGATACACCTTCCTTTGATGGTGGTATTCTGCTTTCGGCGCGTGCCTACTCGATCTCATTTTCCACCGAAGCGGGCGAACGCCCCTGTTCCCGTTGTAAGCGTTGTTGTTGTTCAGCGTGCCGTCGGAATTGACGTTGCGGACGTTGTTGGCGTTCGACGAATTAGGCGTATCAAGATGTACCCCAAACGGTTCACCCTCTCGCGCGATCCCGCTTTTTCCACGCGGCTAACATATACTTCACATCAAGCACAAGTTTAGACCAGTATTCGCAACTGTTCGTTGATATGAAGCCCTGTTCGTGCGAAAGCTCTATGAAAAATAGAAGCTCCTTGCAATAGGTCATTGCCTTTGCTTGTAGCTTCTGCCACTCCTTGAATTCCTGCGCGTCAAGAAGGTTTAATTCATTCGCTTCAAGCGCGCATTCGTAAATATCCACCGCTTTGTCCTGTATGCGGTTCACAAGGGTAAATCGATATTTCTTCGGGAAACGCTCCGTGCTGTTTGTAATCGTGAACGTGTGCTTGATTAAATCTTTGCACTTCACGATCACGTTAAATTCCGAAGGTTCCTTTCTTCCTCGTTCCTGCCTTTGCATTTATGCACCGTCCCTTTCGTATGCGGTCAATAGTAACGGCATCTTCGGCGCACCCCTCGAAATCAAACCCAGCCGCCGTAACGAAAAGCGTTCCGTTGTTTCCGGTTACGGTCGTTCCTGTGATCGTCAAAGCATCTTCGCCGCAACGTTCGCACGGCGGCGAAAGCTCGATAAACAGGTTCCCTATAATGCACGACAATTCCGCCCGCGTGCAAGCGTACCGCTTTAACATTCGATACGCTGTAAGCTCTCGTTCCATACGCCCGTTGTCGTAACGCCTGTAAGGTCGTCAAACAGGATAAGGAACGGATTATCGGTAATATCGTTGAAGATCACGGCTTCGATCAGATCGACGCGGGCGGTCAGCGCCGTAATCATATTCAGAAGGTTTCCAGCCGCGTCGTCGTCCAGCACTTCCTGCAAGCCTTCAAACCAAGTGTCGAAGTCCGTTTGCGCTTCCGTTTTGAAGTCCGCGAAATACTCTTCCAGCGCGTCGTACTGCGTGTTTCCCTGTAACTTCAAGGAATTCATATACGATACAAGGGAATTGTACTCCGCCGCGCTGTCGCTTTGGTATTCCTCGAACCACGCTTCAAGCTGTGCGTTAAAAGCTGTCGTGTCGATCGTGTCTACCAGTCCCGCTACAACGCCGCAAACGGTACTGTCAAGGCGCTTGTCTGTAATGCTCGAACCTGTGATCGCGGTTACACCCGCTCCCACGTAAACGTCGGCGATCGCCAATTCGTAAATATCCGCGTCCCGCTCGACGGCTGGCGCGGTAGGGGAAGCCGAATACGAAGAAGATTTCGCCTTCACCGAAATAACGCGGTTCGTCAAGTCCCATTGAACCACAATGCGGTCAATGCGGTTCAAAACGCCGTCAGCCGTCGCAAGCGTCAAGGAAAGGTCGCTTGTGTTGTTGTAGAAATAGCCGTTGATCCACGCTTTTCCCGCCTTCACGGTTACTTGCATTCCGCTTCCGGCAACAACTTGAAGCCCCGTCGAAGGAACAGGGAAAACGCCGTTTCCGATGAACGATCCGAAATACGAAGCCCAATCTTCCGCCTTGTATTTTCGGTCGCCGGATACGCTGTTAAAAAAGCTCGATTTTTCCATATTTACACCCCTTTATTTTGTGATCTGCCGTATCTGCGTTAAAAGCGCGGGCAAACTTTCGCCGAAGGTTATATCAATCTCTTCGACGTTGTTTTGATAGGTTTCCGCAATTTCCGTTATGCGAACGTCAATGCGAATTCCCCAGCGCTTGTTCACGCAAGTAACGCGGTCGCCTAAATCATAATCGGTTCGGTAGATCAGATTTGCGAAGGTGTTTACCTTTGAACCGAACGAAAGCGTTTCCGCGTACTGTTCTAATTCCTCTGCACCTCGGGCGGAAAGAAGCGCTAAATACTCCGTATCCGTAAGCGATACTTGTTCGCCGTCGTCGTCCTCGTATTCCTGCACAATATCGGTGGCGTTTATGAATACCTCTTCACGCTCCAGCCCTGCTGCCGATCCGCCTACTTCGGCAACCTTCCGCGCAACGCCTTCTTTCTCTTCACCGCCGACGAACGCCGTTGTTTTTAGGTTTTCAATGCTGTTCGTGTATTCCTGCTCGACGATGTTATCGAATTCCTGCGAAAAGATACAAGGCGCATTCCCCGCGCTGTTGCCAGCCGTAAAGTCGCGCCCCTCGTAGACGGAAAAGACGTGCGTACCCGTGCGCGCGTCCGTTCGCATTCGTATTCCCAGCTTTGCCGCCTTCGCCGCTGTTTCCGCCGCAAGCTGGGCGTTTGTGTACTGTTCCGAAGTGTAGTCGATCACGCCGCTTTCGGTGTCCGCGTCGTCGTCCGCGATCGACACGTCCGGAATTTTTCGCACGGTATCAGCCGGATTTGTTACATTCTCCCGTACAATACGGTATAGAATGTTCTGCGTTGTGTCGTTCGTGATAATCTGCTTTTTGATTATCCGCTTCCCGATCCACGCGATCAGGAACTTTCCTTGAACCTCGATTTCCTCCAGCCCCTGCGAATTCTTCGTGATCGAAACATAACGGATTTGTGCCGCTTCGTCGTCGCCGCGCTTCATAATGATATTGTTCTTCACCAGCATTCGGGAATGCTCTTCCGTGAAGGGAACAAGCAACTTGAATTCGCCGCAACTCCAATAGCGGCGCGTCCAGATCAGCGACGCGATTTTTTCGACGATCCCTTGAAGCTCCATATCGGAAGAATAGACGTATAATTCCATACCGCTACACCCCCAAATACAAGTTATTGTGATAAATGGATACTTCGAGATTTTCCGCGTTTGTATCCGCTGAATATCGGAAAAGGTTATCGCCCACGGCAAGCTGTAAATATGAACTGTCAACGTCCAAATAACGGAAAGCGTCGGTTTCAACGCCGCCGCGTAACAGTTTTACGGATTTTTCGCCGTATCCCGTCGAAACGGTCAGCACGTCGCCCGCTTCCAGCGCAAGGTTCGCTTTAATGAATTCCTGCGTATTGACGTTCAGAAGCTGTGGATTTGTCAGCGCGCCCAGCGCGCGGAACTTGATCCGGATACCGCTTTTCACGTCGCCGGAATTGAACACGTTGACGATCAGCGAAGGCTGGCGGTATCCGATTTCCCAATCCTCCGTTATCTCCAGCCCGTCCGGAACGGGAAATTCAAAGCCGCCGATCCACGTTGCTATATCCTCGCGCGTTTCCGCCTCTTCCCGCCAAAACGGATTAAGACACGAAAGCTGGATCGTGAATTGCTCTAATATCGTCCCGCGCTTGAAGATCGGCGCATTGTTGATCGTGCAACCGATAACCCGCTTGAAGTCGCCCAATTCGTAAGTAAGCGTCGCGGAATACTGCGGATTTAATATCCTGTTCAGATTGCGGCGCAATTCCTGCACGGCGATTTTGTCCCGCTCCCTGATATGCCCTACGATGTCAATATCGCGGCTTTCAATGCGGTATCCTAAATAGGTGTCGCCGTCCTGCCCCATACTGTTTGTTGAATATATGGCGTTCTGCACGTCGGACAAGCCGGAAACGTCCTTGAAGTTTACGTGATACGAAGAAGAAGGGGAAAAGACAATGCTTTCCCCCCGCTCGTTCGTGTAGGTCAATTTTTCTTGTATTTTCATCAGCCCATTACCTCCCGCGCAATCATTCTGAACTGCCGCGCCGCTTCGCGCTGTTGCTGGGCGTAGGAAGTATCGTTCGCGTAGATGTTTTGCACCACCTCGAAGCGCGCTTCCTGTCTGCCGCCTGCGCGCGGGCGCGGTTCCGGATCGTCGGGGACGGCGTTGTCGGTCGCCCTGCGGATCGTCTTTTCGACGTTTCGCATTTCGCGTCCGAAGCCTTCGCCAAGCCCCTGCGCCATATATTCGCCGATACCCGCAAAGACTTTCGACGGGGAAGCAATATCCATTTCATCTTCAACCGCCGCGACAATTTCGCGCATCATCGAACGCACGCGGCTTTCCAGCCAACTCGACATATTTTGAAAGCCCTGCCAAATACCGCGCACCATTTCTTCGCCCGCCGCCACGAAGTCGGATACAAACGAATTCAGCGCGGTAATAACGGGCTGTACGATTTGCGCCACTTTTCCGGTGATCTGCGGGATACCCTGCACCATTCCGGAAGCTATATTCTTGTCGATCGTAACGCCCGCTTGAATGAACTTTTGATTTTGCGCGGTGAAGGCGGTTATAATGCTCTGCGTGATTTGCGGTATCTTTGCCGTGATCTGCGGGATACCCTGCACCATACCGGAAGAAATCTGATTGTCAAAATCCTGTCCGGCTTGAATGAGCCTTTGCGCCTGTGCGTTCAGTCCGGTAATTACCTTTTCGACGATCGCGGTTATTGCGCCGGAAAGCCCTTCGATATTCGCCATAATTCCGTCGTTCACGGCGCGCACCGCTTCGGCGGCGGTAAGCTCTCCCGCTCCGCCCATTGCGGCGGTCATATCCGACGAAACGCCTTCCATACTGTCGCCGAAGCCTACGCCTACGCCGTCAGCCATATTCCCGCCGATTTCGGCGAAAACGGTGGAAGGGGAGTGAATGCCGAAGAAGCCTTTGATCCCGTCGATCAGTCCGGAAGCCCAGCCGGTTACTTTCTCCCATAGCCAAGAAGCCGCGCTTGAAATACCTTCCCACAAGCCGTGAAGAAGATTTGCACCCGCGTTTACCATCTCGCCGCCCAAATTTGCGAAAGCCTGTACGATACCGGAAACGATCTGCGGAACGGCTTTCACGATTTCAACAATGATCGTCGGCAAGTTCTGAATGAGGGAAACGAACAACTGAACGCCCGCTTGAATGATTTGCGGTATGTTCTGGATCAGCGCGTTTACAATTCCGCTGATAATCTGCGGGATCGCTTGAACGATCGTCGTTATAATCTGCGGAAGCGCCTGTATCAGCGCCACAAGAAGGTCAATGCCCGCTTGAACAATCTGCGGGATATTTTCAAGAAGCGCCGTAATAATCCCGTTTATGATTTCCGGAATAGCCGTTACAATCGTTGTAATGATTTCCGGAAGGGCGGTAATAAGGGAAGTCAAAAGGTCGATACCCGCTTGAATAATCTGCGGGATCGCCGCCAGCAGTCCGTTAACAAGGCTCGTTATCAACTGCGGAAGCGCCGCCACAAGAACGGGGATCGCATTTATAATCCCCTGCGCCAGCCCTGTGATAAGCTGTAACGCCGCGTCGATCAGCATAGGGATATTGTTAATCAGCGTTTGAACAACCTGTGTAATGATCTGAACGATCGTCGGAACAAGCGTCGGCAACGCCTGCACGATACCTGTTGCAAGCGTCCCGATCATCTGCAAGGCGAATTCAAGGAAGGTCGGCAACATTGCCCCAAGCTGTTCAACGATGAACGTTACAAGCCCCAAAAGCCCTTCGGAAAACTGTTGTGCCGCGCCTTCCGCGCCCTCCAGCGCTCCGGTCAGCCCGTTTCCGATCAACTCTACAAACGGCGTTATCTGTTGCAGAAGTTCCGCCGCAAGCTGTTTCAGCTTCGTAACGATCGGTTCAGCGATCGCGCCCAGCGCCGCCATAGCGCTATTAAGGGAAGCCGTTGCCTTTTGCGCTTCGATAATATCTCCGTTAACCTCCCTGTATGCTTCCGCCGCGTCTGAATAAAGCCCGTTCAGCGTTTCCGTAATCAGCGCTTGCCGCTCCTGCTCCGAAGTGCAAGCGTCCAGCTTTGATTGAAATTCATCTTCCGAAACGCCCGCCCAATTCAAAGCGTCGGCAAGCCCGCCCGTAATCTGTCCGGTTTTCGCCGTTTCGTTCGCGGCTTCCGTCAAGTTTTCGATCGGCAAACTGTCGCCGAAGGTCGCGTAAACGCCCGTCGCTATATCCGTCCACGTCGCCAGCTCCTGCTCGTTGTTCGTAAGCTGTGCAAGGTGTGCGGCGGCTTCGGTCGCCTGTCCGTCGTCGCCAAGAATGCCGTACAGTTCGGTATAGGTGTTCTTCGCGTCCTCTGCGGAATGCCCCGCCGTCGTGAAGCCCGCTTCCAGCTTGCCCATATTTTCGCGGGCTTCTCGCGTGCTTTCTGCAAGCTCTAAAAACGCGCCCGCCGCCGCTCCAATCGCCGCGCCCATTGCGGCAACGCCCGCGCCGATTGCCTTTCCTACTTTTCCTACGGTGTCGCCGACGCTCTCCCAATCCACCTTTGAACTTTTCAGCTTCTTTGAAGTGTCGTCCAGCTCCTTCTGAACCTTCACCATTTCGGCTTTTGTATTGTTAAGGTTCGTTTGCATTTTTTTATAGGCGGGATCGGTAGGATCGATCCCGCCTTCGCGCATTTTCTTCAAGGCATCTTCTGCGGCTTTCGCTTTCTTTGCCTGTTCGTCAAGCTGTTTTTGTAAAATTTTCTGCTTCCGCGTAAGTGCTTCGATACTCTCCGCATTGTCGCCGAATTCCGCCGTCGCCAGCTTCATTTCCGATCCGATTTCGCGAAGGGAAGTGTTGATACCTTTACAGGCGGCGCGGTATTCTTTTTCGCCTTCAAGAATGATTTGCGATTTGATTTGCTCTTCCTTCGCCATTTACAACCCTCCTAACACGTCGTCAATATCGGCTTCCGGCTCTTCCGGCTTGAAGCGATCCGGATTAAATTGTTTGTGTATTCTAAAAAGCGTCAAGATTTTATACGGTGTCATTCGCCATACTTCGGCTTCGCTCCACCGAAGAAGCGTAACGCCGATATAAAGAAGGCGGGCAAGGTCGATTATTCCTTGCCCGCCGCCGCGTTTTTTCTGATTTCGTTTTCCTCTTCGTCGTCCTCTTCATCGTCGCGGGCGGGCGGCTCTTCCGTGCCGTTGTTGCCCAACGAAAACGCCTTGAAGATCGAAGATTTTACTTCGTTGAAGTTTCCTGTATGAATAAGTTTCCCCACCTGTTTTTCGGTAAGCTCTTCGTCGCCGTCGTCCGCGCCCTCGTTCAGAAGCAGGGTAAGAAGCCAACGAAGGTTCTTCACGCTGTCTTTTCCGGAAAGCGCCTTGTCCAGCTTGTCAAAGCCGCCGAATTTGTCCTGCATTTCGTCAATTACGTTCAGACTGAAAAGAAGGTGTCTTTCCTTGTCAAGTGTAATCGGGAAACGCCCGTCTTTAATTGCGCTCATAAAACAATAAGCGGGAAGCCGTTTCCGGCTCCCCGCTGTACCCCCTTTCTATTTCGTTTAAGTTTCTGTATTGTTCGGTTCTCTCACCGTAGTAAACCAAGTCGCCGCTGCGCTTTCCGTAGGCAATGCAACGTGTTCCGCCTTCCACAAGCCGTCAGAACGCTTGATGAACTGCCCGACGATCTCCGGCGTAGTAAATTCGATACTGTCGCCCTTCGTCTGGTAGCTCTCGGAAGGGATCGAGAACTTCACCTTGTAAAGCCAAATGTACTTGTAGGTTCCGCCCGCTTTCTTCGCGCGGAAGCCGATTGCAAAATAAGGCGGTTCGTCCGTATCCGAACCGTAAACCACCATATCGTCGTCCTGCTGTTGCCCAAGCAGGGCGGCAAGGTCAGCCGGAAGAAGATCATTGACGTTAAGCGTCAGTTCTCCCGAAACAAATTCCTTTACAACTTCGTCGGCTCCGTCGTCTGCGTAAAGGATCGCTTCCGCAACCTCCACGGAAAGCTCCGCCGAAATTGCCTTCGCCATTTTTACAGGTGTGCCGTATTCCTCCACGCCGCCGTCGCCGATCGTGATAGGCGCGCGGTAAAGGTCGCGCAATCCGATTGTCGCCATATTCGTTATACCTCCATATACTTGAATTCCACGGGAACGTGATAATATCCCGTGTTTTCCTCGAACACTTCCGGATCAAACGTGATCCCGTAGAACCCCGCTTCCTTCAATGCCCGCTTTGCGCTCCGCATTGCGGCGATATAATCCACGCGGGAATAAATATCCGCCCGATACGTGAATTCTTCTGCGCCGCTTTCATCGTCCGAAAAGTGAGTATCCAGCCCCACAACGATCTGATACGTAATAAACGTTTCCGCCTTTCCGGTGTAAATCAGACGTTCGACGGGATAGCCCAGCTTTTCAAGCGTTGTTTTCACAAGTTCGTCAACGTCCATTTTGCTTTTCCTCCCATACTCGGCGCATTTCGTCGTTTACCGCGTCAGCCGCTTTCGTATTTGCCGCCGTGAACCACGGTCGCGCTGGCATATTCTTTCGTCCGTATTGCAGGACAAAGCCTTTTGTCGCGTTCCGTACTCCGTGCCTGTCCTTTCCGTCCGGATATACTTCAACCATCTTTCCGCCGTCCCGATCCTTGACTTTTGAAACGGTTATCGACGCGGCAAGATCGCCCGTGCTTCTGCGGCTCCGGAACATAGTTCGGATTTCCGCGCGCTGTGCTTCCTGCATTACCGCGCCGCCAGCTTTCAGCATTTCCGGTACTGCTTCTTCCGCGATCTCCGCACGTTGAAGCATTTGTTCCGCTACGTCGTCAAGCCCGACAACGTTAAATTTCGCCATTGCCGCCGCCCCCTTCCGCTGTATCGCCCGCCGCGTTTGCGGCGCTCTGCGCTTCGGGGAAGCTGGAAAGCGTCAATTCTACAAGCTCTCCGTCGTCGTGAATGTAAGTGCGAAGAATTCGATAGCGTTTCCCGCTCGAAACGGGATATTCTGCGATCGTTTCCCCGCTATATTCCATTGCGTAAACGTCGAACTTTATTTCGGCGGCGTGTCCCGCCATTTCCGCTTTGTAGAATTCCGAATACCCTACGGATTTTTTGTCAGCGAAAACCGTTGTCGCCGTTTCCTTCTTCCTTTCGGGGAAGCCGTGTTCGTTCGTCCTTTCCGAAGGTTCGGAAAGCGCAATCAGCGTTATTTGATCCCGCCAGCCCATTATTCGCCACCGCCTTCCGTGTAATCGTCAGACAGCGACAAGGCGCATTTTAGGTAATCATACGCTTTTCTGTGTCTTTCGCCTTCTCCGCCGAAGTTATCTTCGGATTTTGCGTACAGAATGATTGCGCGGTCTAAAAGAGGATCGCCCAGCGTTTCGCTGGACGATCCCGCATTTTCCGGAACGTTGATACCGACAAGCCGAAGATCAGCGATACCGGAATTGATGTAATCTTCGATTTCGTCGTCAAATACGGCGGCTGTTTTTCGCAAAGCCAGCTTTACCTTGTCAAGCATCATCGTTCAGCCCTCCGTTACGCGGTCGCCTTTACCAGTTTCACGAAGGCTTCGCCGATCGCGGGCTGGCAATCGAAGATCGCAATGCCGCTGTATTTGTAGCTGTTCGTGTCGATGTCATAGGCGTTCTTGACGTTGATACTTTCCGCAAGGTTCGCGCAAACCTTCTTGAAGTCGCCCAAGAAGGCTTCGTGTTCCTTCACGTAGTCGGACAGAAGAACCGGATAGCCGTAAACAAAATAGCTGTTGCCCTGCACGGTTACAATATGGTTCTTGCTGTTATCCTGCAACGGCATAAAATCAGTGAACAAGGTTCGCTTGCTCATAACGAATTTTGCGTTGCGGTCGTATCCGGCGTTCAGAAGCCCGATCAGCGTCTGGACGTTCGCGGCGGTAAGGGAAGCAGAAGCGCCTACGGTAACGCTGTTCGTTGCGTCCCAAGTGTTCGCCTTGTCAATGCCCTTCGGCTGGGAAGTGCCTGTGCCGTTGATGAAGAAATCTTCAACCTTGCGGGCGATTGCTTCCGCAAGCATATCAACGATCCAGCTTTCAAACGCCGCAATGCTCATTGTCATAACGGTATCGGAAATCTGAACCAGCTTCACGATCTCGTACCCGCTCAATGTAACGGTGGTAAGGGTGTCGGCGGCGGGCTTGATTGCGGCATTTTCGGTATGGATCGCCGCGTCGTTGTTCGTGCCTTCGACAACGAACTTCACCGCGCCTTTGACGTGAAGAAGGGTAACTTCATTCAGCATAGGCGCAAGTTTCTTTACCTTGCTGATAATCTCGTTTGCGGTCTGCGTCGGCACAACCTCCGCGCCCGTGTCGCTGGCGTTCGCATACGCGCGCTTCTCCGCGTCGGTAAGGGGAAGGCGGCGAAGGTTTTTCAGCCACGCGGAACGGTATTCGGGCGTGCCGAAGGGATCGTCCGGATCGGTGTTATCCTCTTCCTTTTTTCCGAAGGAACGGACAGAAACGCCGCCGCCCTTCGCGATATTGTCAAGAATGCCGTTGCGCTTCTCTGCGGCGGCAATCAGCCCGGCGCGCTCTTCGGTAAGCTCCTTTGTTTCTTTCTCCAGCGCGTCGATTTCCTCGGCTTTCATAGCGTCGCCGCGCTCTTCGATCTCCTTCTTGATAGCCGCAAGGCGGGCTTCAATCTCTTTAATTCTCATTGTGTTAAACCTCCATCATAAGTTTGATTTTAAGAATTTGCTTCCGGCGCTCCAGCCGCTCCTGCTGTTCTCTCTCGATCACTCCGTCGAAATAGGAACGCGCCGAAATATCGGTATCGGCGTTCGCCGGATAAGATACCGCCGAAACGTCGTAAACCTTCTTGATCTTCAAGATCGTTCTTGTGTGCGTGTCTTTGTTGTATGCGTCCTCCGATACGGTGAACGCCCACGACATTTTGCAGATAAGCCCCGCGTCAATGCTTGCATACAGGCGCTTTGCTTCTTCCGTAAGGCTCAAATTTGCGGCAATAAATAAGCCGCCGTCCTGCGGTTCCAAAAGCAGGGAAGGCGGCTTGTTCTTTGCCATCTTGTTTCGGGCGAATACCATTCCGGAATGATCGAACTGCATAATCACGTCGGACAAGTCCGCGCCGACAAGGGCGTTTCGGTCGATCATTTCGCAATACTTGATCCCACCGTATTCATACATAACATACGGCTTATTGAACGTTGTTGCGAAGCCCTCGACGTAATAATCGGTGTCAAACCTCTTCTCCGTTGTCCCCTGCGGGATCATCAGCGGCTGGAACATTTGACGGTATTCCCGTTCCTTCACTACTGGCATTCGGTAAAACCTCCTTTCCTAATTCGCTAACTTCCGCGTATTCTTTGCGAATATAATATTTGTCGCCGTCGTCAACGTGCGCCATATTCCAAATATCCATAACGCCGTTGCGCGTCAACAAACCACGGTCAAATAATTGTGTACTGATATTCAGCTTCGTATTGTTGCTCGCGTATTGAAGCCTGTTCGCGGTAAAGGTAATCGCATTCCCGAAGGATAATTCCCGCTGTGTGTAGGTCATATTCGACATAACCAGCGAAAGCTGGATCGCGAAAGGCTCGATTTTCCCTTCGTAATAGGCGTTCCACTCATCTTCGGTGAAGGTGTTTTGAATGATTTTCGCGTTCGTGCCGAAGTAATTAAAAACATTCTCGTTGATCTGCGCCATCTGCGCGGCGTTTACGGTGAACGGCTTGCTTTCGATCGGCTTTACGTCCGCGAATTTGCTATCATAGATCACCATTCCGGATTGATTATCCGCCGAAAGGTTATCCGCCGTGAAGCGCTTGCGCTCTTTTGTAATATCTTCCGGCTTTAACATATTCGCAACTTTCGCCAAGAACCGGACGGAAGCTGAATTTTTAACGCCGTTGATAATTCCTTGATTTTGTGTATGGATCAACTGCATTGTAGGTCGAAGTGCGGCGTTGCTCTCTCCGAAGAAGTCGTCGCTATACTGAAATTGCGTCATAACGCCGACGCGCTCGAACTCGATTGCCGCCCGCTGTCCGTTCGCGAAGGTGTATCGCAAGAAGGGCGCGCCCTTGTATTCGACAACCTCGCAACGCTGTGGAAGTAGGGGATAATACCCTGCAATCCCACCATATTCATCTTCAATCGGAACAATGAACGCCGTGTTATTCACCGAAAGGATCGTCGCGATCCGGTAAATAAACTTCGACGTATCCATAAACGGATTAGGGCGGAACTGCAAAATTCTTTCAAGGTTCTTGTATGCCGTCCCGCTGATTTCCGGTTTCAGCTTTGAACAAAAATTCGCGAACGAATGAATAGCCGCCCGCGTAAGCTCCATTTCGTAAAGGCTTTCCGGCGCGTTCGTAAAAACGGGTGAATACCCGTTAAGCATTTTGAAGTATCCTTCCGCTTGAATATCCGAACGCGGCTTCCGGAAGATTGTTTCAAAAATTCCCATATTGTTATCACCCCGCATTTTTCAGCATTTCGCCGATCTCGTTATAATATTTCTGCCGTACCGTCATAGCGTCGATCACGGAAACGAAGCCGTCGATACGCGCCCGCTGTTCGATTTTTACCGGACGGAACTTCCGCGTTTCCATATTGTGCTTTAACGCGACGTTGAGGAAATGCGCTTTCAGAAGGTTATTATCCGCGATCTTGAAATTGCCGTCTTTGATTATGCCTTCAAACTCCCGAATAACGGGCGCAAGGTTTTCACCTTGCCATACGTCGTCCGTCTGGAAGCCCGCCGCCTTCAAGTCGTCGATCAGATATTGCGCGCTGTAACGGTCGTAGCCGATTTTTAGAATATAAATGCCGTACTGATCGCGAAGTGTGGAAAACCATTCGTAAACGTCCCTGTAATCGACGTGATTTTCGCCGGATAGCTTCACGATCCCTTGCTTTACGAAAATATCATAAGGCACGCCGTCCACCGCCTGTGCGGTTTCCAGCCTGTTCGCGGGCATAAAGAATTGTGCGAAGGCATAAAGAACGCCGCCGCGCTCGATAATAACGCTTGCGGCTGTAAGGTCTGTTGTCTGCGATAGGTCGATACCGCCCACCGCGTAACTGTCTTTGAAATCCTCCAGCTTGATTTTTTCACCCGCTCGATCGACAACGACATAATCAAGCCAAGCGACGGAAGAATTCTGCTTGATATTGCAGTATTTGCAAAGGAATTCCGCCCGCTTTGAAAGGCTCATTTCCGCGACGGCGATTTCCTCTTTGAAGAACTCCGGTGAAACGGAAACGCCCATATTCGGATTTGCCTTTTTTAGCTCTTCAAGATCGTTCCATTTCTCCACGTCGTCAATCATATAAAGCAGGGGAAGAAGGCGGCGTTCCTTGCTTCCGCCTTTCAGAAACGCCGTAGATCGCGCCATCAATTCGTCGAAAATACCGTCGTTTTCATATCCCGCCGTACTGATAGACAGGATCAGCGGCTGGCGGCGTGCGCCAAGCGCGGATTTCATTACCTCGTATTGCTTCAAGCCGCCGTCGCCGCGCCAAGACGCGACTTCATCGTTCACGACTAAATGCGGATTGAAGCCGTCCGATTTCTTCGCATTGAATGCCAGCGGCTTTATTGCCGTGTTGCTTTCCTCGATGTAAATATCCGAACGGCGCTTCTTCGCAAGCTCCGAAAGCTCCGGTTCTTTTTTAATCATCTGGAAGAAGTTATCGTAAACGATGTTCGCTTGTTCCAGCTTCGGCGCAAGGCAGTATATTTTCGCGCCGTATTCGCCGTCAAGATATGCCATATACGCGATCACGGCGGAAGCGAAAAGCGTTTTGCCGTTTTTCCGCCCGATCACAATAAACACTTCGCGGAATATCCGCACGTTATCTTCATCAACAATCCCGAAGATCAGCGATACCGCCGCTTTCTGCCATAACTCCAATTTCAGAAGGTCGGTTCGTCCCTCGCAATGATGGCAGAAGTTTTCGATAAAGCGAATTGCCTTGTTCGCCTTTTTTGCGTTGAAAAGAAAAAGCCCGTTTTGAAGCCCGCTAACGATGTATTCATAAATCAGCCGCACCCATTTCCCGACGACAATTTTTCCCGTCGTTATGCCGTCGTAATACTCGTAAATGTAATTTGAAAACGGCATTTTTATTCGTCCCGCAAGGCTTGCAGACGGCTTTCTTTTTTCTTTTCTGGCGGCACAAGCTCACAAAGCTGTTTGATTATGGCGGCGTGATTTTTCGTCATAGCGATATGCGTTTTTACTGCGTCGCTTTGTTTTGTCCCGCTCTGATTTGCGCCGTTTTGGTATTCGACGGTGTATCCCTCTTCGTTAATAATTTCCTGTAACTCTTCAAGGGATACCGCCATAAATGCGGCGTTGCGGATAAGGCTTTCTACGGTCTGCAACTTGTTTTTATCCAAGTCGCGGAAAACCCGCTTCAACCTGTTTATCTCTCTCTTGATCTTTTGATCTTTCGTTAATTCCTTCTTTGTCGCCATAAATTATCACCCCTTTTCGGCGGATACCTACACCCCTTTTTCGCGTACACCCGTTATGCGCGCGCCTGCGGAGTAAAATTAACCTCCCGCCCTCGGTGTTTCACCCTCCCTAAATCCTCGGCGAATAGGGGGGAGTATCACGTTTCCGTTTTCGTCAAACGAATATCGCTTTTTCCGCTTCGATCGATGGTGTTCTTTGTTATGACAATCTTGACAAAGCGCTTCGAGATTATCCCACGAAAGCGCAATGTATGGATCGTTTACGTTTTGCTCTGTCAAGTATGTTTTGTGATGTGCAATCTTTGCGGCGACGGGATCGTCCGGTGTAGAACAACGTTCGCACAAGTAGCCCTTTGATTGCAAGAAGGCATCACGGCAAGAACGCCAAGCGTCGCTGTTGTAGAACTGTTCTGCCCACGGCTTCATACTCGCACCTTCCTTTCCCGCGCATAATAAAAGCGCCCTTCCGGATTGCTCCGAAAAGGCGCTATTCGTGCGCTTGCGTCTTGCGTAAGAATTCATCGTAAACAGTATAGCATAGATATATTTCCCCTGCCACCCCTCGATATTGTCGCGATATTGTCACTTATTCGCCCACCTTGCGCCTGTACGTTGCCGCACTCACCGCCGCCGCGATCCCGAATACGCATACCGCCATATCGTTTACGATCTTGTTCCGCCATCTGCACGCGGTCTTTACACCCTTCAAAACGCCCGCTTCTTCAAGGTCGAAGGCTAATTCCTCCCACGTGTATGGCTTGCCGCTCTCGCGCGGCTTGCCTTCGTAATCCTCGCCGAAGTAGTACATACGAACCACCGTGAATTCCTTGCGGTCGCGGTAAAGGTTTATAGCCCTCTCCAGCCGTTCGAAGCCGTACTTCGTTTCCCGATACTGCCGCCTTTTTTCTTCCCGCATTTCCTCGACAATATCTGCTTCGGTTTTCTGCTCATAAAAGCCCGTGCCTTTACTGCTTGCCGCAAAGGTCTTTCGCCCTGCGTGATACTCCACTTCGCAATAGGCTTCTTCATCGGCGACAAGCGCCGCCAGCTTCTTGTAGTTATACAAAAGCGTTTCCATAGCCTTGAAGTAATTTACATAAGCGCCCGCCGTATCTTTGTACGCCTCGTAAGCACCCGCGCGGGCGGCTTCGTTGATCGCTTCGCGCAACTCTTCGGAAATGCCCGTTTTTTTCTTCGCCATTTTTCAGCCCTCCGTTTTTCGCTGTAAGTAGTCGATAATCACGTTTGCGGCTTCCTGCCAGCCCTTGCAGATTGCCGCCGCGTAACCCTGTTTCAAAAGCCCGTTGATCCAGCGCACCTGTTCTTCGCTGATCCTCCCGCCGCGTTGCCGTTTAAGCTCGATATAAAGCCCGTGATTTCCGCCGCGTGCAACAGGAAGGCAAAGATCAGGAACGCCGGATTTCACGCCCTGCGCTCGAAGGCGCGCCGCCTCGATCTTGTTCCGGCTCCCGCCGTTCGGAACGTGATACAAAAGCGCCAATTCCGGAAAGCGCCCCGATTGAAGCGCCGCCCACTCGAAAAGTGCGATTTGTTCTTCCGCTTCCGTAGGAACGGGAAGGGGAGGCGTGTTATTTTTCCGCATTTTGCTTCGCCTCCCAATCGTTGAAGAAGAAAAACGGCTTTTTCTGTGCCACCGCTTCGCCGAACTCGAATTTCGCGCCCCTGCTTTCTGTCCAATCCGGAAGGAAGCAGACTTCGGCGCATTCGTTCAGCATTGCGCCCGCCATTCGCATATAGGCTTCCCACGTGAAGCCCTCCGAAGGCAGTAACGCCGGATTGACGACAATAAAGCCGCCTTCCTCCAGCTTTTTCTGCGCTTCATAGAATTTTGAGCGGTAGAACGGATCGCCCGTAATCTTTCCCGCAAGGTAAACTGTCTTTTTCTGCATCGTGTTTCCTCCCTTCGTCAAAACAGCGTTGTTTGCGCCGCCTTTTCCCGTTCCTCCAGCAGATCAAACAGGCGGATTTGTGCTTTCTCTTCTTCAAGCCGCCTGTTCGCCGCCTCGAAATATTTTGCATTGATTTCAAAGCCCACGTAATCAAGCCCGCCGATCCTATGACAAGCGACAAGGGAACTTGCGCTTCCGGCGTGCGTGTCTAAAATCTTCATACCCTTTCGGGCAAACAGGGATAAAACCCATTCATACAGCTTCACGGGCTTTTGCGTAGGGTGGATCGTCCCTTCGATCTGCAATTCCACGCGGTTAAGCGTGAAAATTCTTGTCGGCGTGTCAAAGCTGGTATATGCAAGCTCACAATCGGACATTGAAAGCCCGCGTTGCCCCTTGTCCCATACAAGCCAGCCTTTATGCGCCTGTTTCAGCATCGGAACAAAGTAATTCCCGCCCCAAATAATTTGTTCACGGGATACCCGTTCAAGCTCTCGGAAATATTCTTCGGTCGGCGGCTTGTTGTCCCAGCCTTCCCGCGAATGCTCCTTCCGGTTATGCTTCGGATTTCTGCAAACGCGCTTCCGCTGTCCGTCAATCCCGATCCCGTAAGGCGGATCGACGATTGCAAGGTCGAAGAACCCGTCCGGAAATTCCTTCATTCCCTGCATACAGTCCAGATTATAAAGCCTGTTCAATTCAAGCACCGTCGATCGCCTCCTTCCTCTCTTTTTTCTCCCACCCCTCCGCCCCTCCCGCTGGGAGGGGAACAGGCTCAAAGGAATAAACCCCGCGCCCGATCCTTTATGCACATTTCCCCAGCCTTCATTGTGGAAAAGTGCAAGCCGCCTTGATAGATTTTCTTTCCCCGTCGCCGCGCTGTTCCTATCACTCACGCTTCACCCCGTAAAGGTCAAGCGGCTTCGCTGTGCTTCGCAACCTTGACGGGCTGAACCGTTCGTGATCTCTGATAAACAGGCGACGGGGAATAAACGAAAATCTATCTTCAAGGCTTCTTCTGTGATCGAAGCTGTGCTTCGTCGCCAAACGTTACACATTTACAAGGCTTTAGAAATGCTGATCCGAAATCAGCCTTTACCGTCCTTCGCCGCTCGTTTCCGTTTGCGCTTCGGCGGCTCTAACACATACTTAAAATAAAGGTATCCATACTTCGTACTTTTCGTTTCTACTAATATATAGCCCTTCGGCGGGCGCGGCGGCTTGCTCTCCGTGTAAACCCTCTTTGCAACGGTCGGCGTTTCCCGATCCGGCTTCCGTGCGTTGCGCGTCTGCTTCCAGCGGTGTCCGCCTTGTTCCTTCGTCCAATGGTCGAAAAGGTAATTTGCAAGCCCTGTGTAATCCTGCCCGTGATCCACGCCGTCGTAATAGTTATGTTCGCGAAGGTGGTTGATCCGGACGATATTTCCGTAAATCCATTGTTTCTTGATTGCTTCTTCCGGCACGCCGTCCGAAAGCATATGCGCGTGAATTCTGTTCGTGTTCTTGCCGCGTCCTAAATAAATGAAGATCACGGCATCGGGGAAGGCGTATTTCAGCCGCCGCACGAATAGATCGCGTATCCGCTTCGCTTCCTTGAAGGTATGTACTTCGTTTTCGTCGTCCAGCGTCAGCGTGCTATATAATGAACGCGGGGAAAAGTTTTCATTTACCAGCCGCGCGTGTTTCCGTCTTGATATTCCGATCTTGTGTTGTTCTCGCTCTTCCTCTGTCTTAAAGCGCGGGCGCGGTTCAGCCTTCTTTATATCGGTAAGCCTGTCCGATACGTTGAAAACCTCCTGTTCGCACACAACGCCCGAAAAAATCCTTCTTTTTACTCTCTGCATACGTCAAGCCGCCTTCCTTTGACAAAAAGCCGCTTTCGTGCTATACTATCTAATGTATTGAATAGCCTTATACGGCAACCCCGAACGGGGAAGAACCGTCCTGTACGCCCATACAGGACGGTTCTTTTTTATTTATCCATTGTTCAGCCCGTCGCCCTGCACGAACTCTTCGCATTGCGGTTCCTCGCAAGGCTTGAAGCGCATTCCGTTTTCGCAACCTACGCACGGGGAAGGGCGCACCCCGTCCGGCGTGAAGCCCTCGCGGATCTTCTCGCATTCCTCCAGCCGCGCGCATTGATCGCACCAGCACTTCCGGCAATCGCCGATTTCCGTTTTAACGGAACGTTCCCGTTCCTCTTCGGTTTTCCGGATTTCGCGGATCGCGGTTTCCTCCAGCATAACGTCGTAAGCGTCCATACCCGCTTGAAAGCCTCGGATCAGCGCCGCAACCGCGAAGCCCAGCGCCGCGCCCGCTTCTTCAAGCGCTTCTGCGTTCAGCTTAATTTCGCTCATTCCCGCTTCTCCTTTGCATATCTGCGTTGTAGCTGTATCCGGTATTTTTCTTCGTGCCGCGCTTCCCGCAAGTGCGGAAGATCGCGACGATCACGCAATAGATAACCAAAACCGCCGCCGCAATGCAGATAATCCCGCAAAGCAGGAAAAAGGCGTTTTGCATAAATTCAAACATTGTCATTAAGTGCAACCTTCTTTCCCTCCATTACGCCAGCTTCTTTTAAGCGCTTGCGTAAATGCTTTTGCTGTGCAAGGATCGAAAGGGCGCGGCGCTCGTTCTGTCTGTACTGCTTCGCTATATCCTTTATATCCTCGCTTTGATAGTATCCAGCGCCGTCCTGCGCGTTAATAATGATCGCGCCCCTGCGCCGTGCCTGTTCGATTTCTTCACGTATCTTCCGATCCGGCAAGCCCGTTGCCGCGCGAAGGTGTGCGCGTGTTACCGCGTTTTCCTTGCCGAACGGAATATAATCTGTAATGCTTGCCGCCCGCATTTCCGTTATTCTCCTTTCTCGAATACCTCTTCCGGTTTGATGTTCCACGCCGCCGCAATATGCTTCATCATATCGACGGCTTCGGCGCGCTTCTTCATATCCCCGTCAAGGTAAGATTTCAAGATTTCCGATTTCAGAACGCAAAGCGGGCGAACGCCCCTGAGCCCGTCGTAAGCGCTGATGTAGTACAGCGTGCCGTCGGAATAGACGAGGCGGACGAGTGAATTTTTCGGGCTGTCCGGTGTAGCTGTCCACCACCAAGTGTCCGGAAGCTCCGGAATGTTGCCGCGAAGAAGCCTGTATTCGTCGCACGTGATAAGCCCGACGCGGACGCAATCGCCGCCGTAGTCCTTCAAGCCGTCGTCGGCGGTCAAGTCAACGTTGAAATACTCGAACATTGCTTCCGGCGCTCCCGCTCCGATCAGCTTTTGCAGGAATTCGCCGTTCAAGAACTCGCGAATATCGGACGCGGCGAAATCGTTTCGGTTCTTCGTGTCAAAAGCGCCGTTTCCGATACACTCCGAAGCAATGCACTTCACCCAGCTTTCGGCGGTCTGAATGATTGTGAAGGCGATCCCGCCGATCGTGATTTCCTGTTTCGGCATAAAGCCGTGTTTGTTCTCTGTCATATTGAAAAGCCCCTTTCTTTCCTCGGGCGGTTCTCCCGCTCGATCAATGATCCTGTTAATGTACCAAATAGCCTTTTGTAAATCCTCTTCACCGTTCTTGCGCTTCCAACGCCACAAGTATTTGATCGCGTTTGCCGTGCAGAAGGCTTCGATCCCTTCAAGCCCGATTGTCGCCGCCTCCAGCGCGTCGATACACTCGATCCCGCCCGCGTTGTAATGCGCTGGGTGGTTTACCCGCTCCGCCATTGTCAACACTTCTTCCCGCCGTGCCTGTACGGGCGCGTTCTGTTATATTCGTGCTTCTGCGAAATTGCCGCGTCAATGTCAATTCCGGCATATCCGCAATAATCAAGAACGCGGATAATCACGTCGGCAAGCTCGATCGGTATTCCTTCCGGCTTCCCGTTGTTTCCGGCGTAAACCTCCGTAGGCAAGCGCCCGTTGCGGTATTCCTCCAGCGCTTCGGATACCTCCGAATGAATGAGCGCCAGCACTTCGGGGAAGCCGCGTTCTTCGTCCCACCAGCCGTGATCGACGGCGTTTTCGTGAATTTGCTTTGCAACCTCGTTAATTCCCGTCATTGTCGTTTTTCCTCTCTTTCTGTTTGTCTTTCGGCTCTCCGCCGTCGTTGTTCGTGTTCCTACAATCGCACGTTTCCCCGTTGTCAAGGTGTGCGCCGCAATGGTCGCATACTTTGTACTTCATTTCTTCGTTACCTCCGTTCTTTGGAATAATCAGACGGCGCAACCCGTCCGCGCATAGCGTCAAACCGTGTTCGCGAAGATAGGCGCGGCGGCGTTCCGCCTCTGCCGCCTCCCAGCCGCAAGTAGGGCGTTCGGAAGCGTTGCATTTCTGAACCTTTTTCGGATCAATCCCTAAAAGGCAGATATATTCGTGTTTCTCACTCATTTTTCACCCGCTCCCCGTTATAGATAACAACCATAGAAGGGAAGGGCGCGGGATCTCCGGCGTTCCCTTCGTCGTCCGTGAAGCGAAGCCGCCCGCGAACGAAACGGATTTCCGCTTTTCCGTATATGTAATCGTGAAAGTAGGTCGTATCCGTTCGCGCTGGGATAAGCAGTACAACGGCGTACCCCCCCCCGCGCGCTTCTTCGTATGCCTTCTTTACCCACTTGCCGATCTCGCGTCCGTAAGGCGGATTGCAGAAAACCGCGCCGCCGCGATCCCAGCTTTGCGAAAGCCCGTCCGTTTCCGGCGTATAGTAAAGCGGGCATTTTGCCGTTTTGTCTGTCGCCGCCGCGTCAAGCACGAAGCCGAATTCTTCGTTCAGATGGTCGAAGAAGTCTTGCGGCGTACACCAATCCATTTTCTTTGAAGATAGAAGCGCACTATTCACCGCCGCCAGCCTCCTTTTCGTCGGAATATACGCGGACAACCGCCGCCACCTGTTCAAAGTCCAGATAAACGGGCTTGTTTTCCGTGATCCCTTCAATGTTGTATCCGGTCGCCTGTCCGAAGCCGTTTTGCTGGATCGTGAACTTGTCGCACTTGATAGCGAATTCCGAACCGCTCTTCAAGATAACGCGAATCGTCATTTTAGGCATTGTCCGCCACCTCGCTTTCTTCCTCGACGATCTCGCCCGTAGCAGGATCGACGTTCAAGGAATATTGTTCCGGCTCTGCGGCTCGTGCCAGCGCCTTCTCCCGCTCCCGAAGGTCAAGGGAAAGAACGCATTGTTCCGTAAGCCTCTTCAAGTTATCGACAAACTGCTGGCTAATCACGTCATACGGCATAATCACCGCTTGAAGCAGGAAGCCCGCTTTCGCTACGATGTAGGGCGTTCCGCCGGGCGTGATCCGCTCGTATAGCTCCAGTACGTCTAAAATATCGGATACGGGCGAAAGATAGCGGCTTTCGATGAACACAAGCCCGCGTCGCGTCTGCAATGGCTTCAAGGTTCTTCCGGAATAGGCGATCGAAATTGCTTCCCGCTCGACGGGCTTTTCGTTTGCGTCTGTGTCCTCGAAGCTGATTTCCGAAGGAATGCCCGCTACTTGAACGAACCAATCTTCCCGCTGTTTTTCCGGAACGTCGAAGATCGTTAAAAGGCTTTCTTTATCCAGCGCCGGAAGCCCTGTTACCGGATAAGCCGCCGCGCCGTCGCCGATGTATTGAACAACGCCGCCGCCTTCGGTGTACCGCTCATAAATAACGGCGTATTTGTTCTTCTTGCAGATCGCCGCGATATTTTTAATCTTCATCTTCCGCCACCTCGCTTTCGTCTGCGTCGTCCCGCTCCGTAATCGGCGGAAGGTCAACGCGGGGAAAACGTACCGCAAGCGCGATTTGACAACCGCAACGCGGGCAATCCATAGCGCTAAACCGCATCGGCGGTTTTGTCAGCGCGTCCATAAATCCGCGCGGTTCCTCTGCAACGTAGATTTCTTCCTTTGTCGGCGTTGCGCGGTATCCGCAAACGCCGCACATCTGTTTCTTTGTGAACATATTGAATAGCCCCTTTCCGGTTAATATCTGCCGTAAACCCGAACGACGGTGAAGGGCTTGTCCGCCTTCGTCGCCGTTACGATTGCCGAAGTCATAAAGGACACGCGCAAGAAATCCCGCGCCGCCCGCTTTGCAAGCCTCCACGTAATCATTCGGGCGTTAGGTTCCTGTATTGCGTCGCCGTCCAGCGGATACTCGCAAATAAGAACCGTATTTCCGAAAGGTCGCCGCGCTGGGCGTTCCTTCATAAATTCTTTGTTGCCCTCTTTGCACTTCACAATTTCAAGCGCCTTCGGGAACTGCCAGCCGCCGTCCTGCTTCTTGTCTTTTGCCATAATTGCCGCCCCTTTCTTCAAAGCTGAACTAAATTCAAAACCGAAATAAGCCGATCCGTAATCTGCTTCCGGTGTAACTCCTTCAAGATCGCTTCTTCGTTCGCGTCGTAGTTTGCGGCAAGCGTTACGAAATACTTTAATTCCGGATTTACCCGTTGCCGAAGCGAAAGACAGAAAAGAAGGCGATCCGTTACTTCCGCTTTGAGCGGATACACGGCAATTTCTCCCGTGTTTCTGTTTATCTCTCTACAAAGGCATATCATTTCGCCCATAGCCGCGCCCCCTTTCTAATCGTCATAAGGATTTTGTAAGCTCCAATCCCACGTTTCAGCATCTTTCCAGCCAATCGTGAAATGATTGTTCCGCCCGTCGCCCGTGAAATACAGGTATTCAGCCGGAAGGACGCGCCCGACGTTTTCTTCCCCTGCTTTTTCGGCGTGATAGCGTTTCAGCACGTCAGCCGCCAGCGCCGCAAGCTCCGGAAGAACGGGATAATCCGCCGAATATCCGGCGAACTGATACGGCGCTTCTAAAACCTCCAGCACGGTATCCGGAAAGCGGGGATCGTCAACGCGGTTCAGCACGCACCAAACGCACGCGGCTTTTTCCATATCCGAAGCGATCCCGCGCGCTTCCCCATAAAGCATCTTCGCAAGCGCTTCAACCTCTGCCGCGTCCGGTATGTATTCCGCTTCCGGTGTTTCCGGCGCAAGCGTCAAGAGCGGGGAAGGGGATAAAATCGGCGTAGCCTCCGCCACCGAAGGCGGTATTCCTTCCTGTTTGCCTATCCCGCTCCACGGCATAAAGGCGACAAGCGGGATCGCGACGATCGCAAGCGAAAGAACCGCCGCGAACTGTCTTTGTATCCTCTTCACATTGCCACCCCGCTGTCCGCTTCAAGGGATAGCCACCATTCGGGATTGTTCCGGAAGCATTCGTTCGGGCAAGCGTCGCAATTCTCCGCCGCGCACCCGCTACAATACCGCTTTTGAAATTCCGTGTCCCACGGCGCTTCTAATATCGGGAGGGAACGAAGGAACCGCCCCAGCTCCGTCGCGCCCGCCGCGATTGTTTCAAAGTTTGTTTTGCTCATATTGAATAGCCGTCCTTCCTAAACTGCGGCGGATTAGCTTTCCTCCGCTTCTTTTCTTTTCGCGATTTCGATATTAAGGTTCATTTTCCAGTAGTGAAAATGATTGAACATTTCTTGCGTGTAAAGAAGCCCGTCCGCCCGCCGAACGTCAATTCCCATTGTGATTTGCAGGAATTCGGCAAGCCCGCAAAAGCGCCCACAAAGATTTGTGATGGTGTTCAACTTCTGTTCTTCGGTGTATTCCCTGTTTTCGTATGCCGCTTTGCCCTCTGCAACATACTTTTGCATACGGTCGATCAATTCGATAACGATTTCTTCTTTTGTGTCCTGCAAGCCCTTGTCGCTAACGGTCAGCGCTCCTAACTGGTACTTTTCATATTGAATAGCCGTCCTTTCGTTATTGATTTGCGGCGCGCCTGTTGCCCCTGCGCCTGATATTCTCTTGTGCGGTCTGCTGTGCAAGGTCGGCGCTATAAACAGGACGCTTGTTTTCGTCAAGCTCTCCCGTGTATCCGCGTTTAAGCTCTTCGTAAATAGCGGCGACGCTTCTTCCGATCTTCGCGGCAATCTCCACCGTTCTAATTCCTTCGCCGTAAAGCGCTTCGATCTCTCGGCGCTGATCGAACGTCAAATACGAATACCCGTCCATTTTCAAGCCTCCTTCCGCCGATTTGATAAAAAAATAAAGCAGGAAAACCGTTTCGGTTTTCTCTGCTTTTAATGTTACTCCGCACAGTGCTAAAAGTCAAGAGTAAAAGCAGAAAAAACTAAAAAAATTTTTTGTGTACTTTTCAAGCGGCGGCAAGGTGGGCGGCGAACAGGTCGTTTGAACTCGCGAAGCCTAAAATTTCGCGCGGATAGTTATTGATCCACGTTTCGACGCGAAGAATATATGCGGCGGTTACTTTCCGGAAGTCTGTTCCTTTCGGCAAGAACCGCCGTATCATTCTGTTTATATTTTCATTCGTTCCCCGCTCGAATGCGCTATAAGGGTGGCAATAATAAACCTTCGTCCGCTTCCGGTTCTTCCCGTAGATTGACTTTTCAATTCCGGCGCAATCCGCGAATTCTGAACCGTTGTCAAACGTAATGCTTTTGAATATCTTTGAAAAGCGCTTTCCGTATCGGCGTTCCAGCTTATTCAGCGCCGCCACGACGCTGGCGGCTGTCTGATCCGGTATCTTCATAATGATTTCTTGCCGCGTCAGACGTTCCGAAAGAACGAACAAGGCTTCCTTCGTCTTTTTCTTTCCGCATACGCAATCGCCTTCCCAATGCCCGAAGGTTTTTCGTTCGTCAATCTCCGGATCGCGTCTTTCTATGCTTTCGCCCTGCGGCGCGCGGGCGGATTTCTTGCGCTTTACTTTTTCATATTTCCGCTTCCGCTTTCCTTTCTCCGGTAAGCTCTCGCGGCTGATCCCGAAAAATATTCCCTTGTCGATGTAGTTATAAATCGTCTTTTCGCTGATCTCCGTTTTGAAGGTCAGCCCCAGCCGTTTGATTTCCCCTACAACGGCGGCGGGGGAATATCCCTCTTCACCGATTTTCTTTTCGATGAAAGCGGCTAATTCGTGATCGCTCCCGATCTTTAATTCTCCGCCTTTCGCCGCAAGGTTTTCACGATAACGGGCTTCGGCAATTTCCGGCGAATAGCGTTCTTCCGTCGTCAAGTCGGAATTCAAATGCGTATAGGTTCCGCGCTTTAGCTCCCTGTAAATCGTCGAATTATGTACGTGTAGCCTGTCGGCGATCTTGCAGGGCTTCAAGCCCTCTTTCAGTGCCTTTTCAATTTTAAGGCGATCCGTCCACGTTAAGTGTTTGTGCATTTGTGTTCCTCCCTCTACGAAAGAAAAAGGGCGGCATATCCTGCCGCCCTCCGTAGCTCCGCTTTATTCCGCCAAGAATTCTTCTATTGCCTTCTTGATAACTTGCGCTTGCGCCGTCCCCGTTGCGGCGCATTTTTCTTTGAACGCTTCCGCCATCTCTTTTGGAACGCGAACGATAATCGAACCGTACACGCGGCTATTATAGCGGTTTTTTACCGCCGAAGAAGTTTTCGTTTTCCGCTTTTCTGCCATTGTTCCCACCTCTAAAACAACTTTTCCGCTTCAACGTAGGCGCGCAATTCCTCTTCATCGGCGCAAATATCCTTCGGAACTTTGTATTCCACGGATAATCCGCCGATCTTGCAGGACAGCACCCAGCATTCGCGGCGCTCTGTGATCGTATATTCCTTGTTTCCTTTGCGAATAATCATTTTCAGCCCCTTTCCGCCCGCTCCGTTGACAACCACGGGCAATTTATATATAATAGGGCTTATGGGAAGGGCGGTTTCCCGCCCGTTCCCTGCCTATGAAAGCTACTTGCTTTCTTTGGGATTTGAAGCCTTGCCGGATTTTTGCTTCTTCAAAGTGATTTTGATAACAACGCTTTCCACCGCTTCGTTATTCTCAATCGCTTTTGAAAGCTCCTGCAAGGCTTTTCCTATATCCTGCGCCATTCTCTCACCTCCTTTCTATGTTTTTATTGTAACATACTTATTGCAGTATGTCAATAGATTTCCCGAAATTAAACAAGAAAAAATCAGAAAACAAGGCGACGGGATACCCCGCCGCCTTTATTCGTCGCCTAATAGCCAATCAACCGAAACGCCCAGCGCCTTTGCAAATACCTTCAATTCAAAGTCGGATACGAACCGCGTTCCGATCTCTATTCTGCTTATGCTGTCCCGCTCCATATTAACGCCCATCGTCTGTATCTTCGCGGCTAAATCCTCTTGCCGCAACCGCTGAACAACCCGCGCTTCCCGCAAGCGGTCGCCGCAAATATTTTTTCTGCCGTTGTAATCGTATATCTTCATTCCGCAATCCCTCTTCATTCTGATTATTTGCGAACAGTGTGTAAATATTCCGCTTTATTCTTGATTTTAGCGCGCGGAAGCCGTATAATTGTGTCAAAGGTCAGAATGGGTAAATTCTGCCTTGAAAATTTACAATTCAAAGGGGGATTTGCTCTATGTTCGTAACCTTTACAAAGACATTAAAACGAATGGCTGGTTTCCGGCTGGGCTTCGGTATCCGTGTAAATAAGCGCAACGCCCCGTTATGGTGCGGTGCTATGCTTGTCGCCGGAATGTTCTATCTTATGTGGTATATGATTATCGGTGCGGGCTGGTGTCTGTACTTTATGCTTCTGGCGATCTACAAGATTTATTATTATCTGTTTAAGGGGATCGCGATAGGGTGTAAGAAGCTGTATCGTTTCATCAAAGGGAAAACCGCTACGGCGGAAACAGAAACGCCCGCCGATCCGGAACAATAATGCCAACAAAAAAAGCCCCGCGAAGGCGTGAAGCCCTCGCGGGGAACTTTTTTATATCGGCAAGCCGCGACGCGGAAAGGGGAGGGAAACGCGGGCGGCGCTGTCGCCGTTAGTCTTTATCCGGTTCGCCGTCTGTTTCAACCATTCCGATATATTCCGGAAGATTGAAAACGGCGGCTTCGATCAGTTTGTCCAAGCTGTCGGGATCAAGGGTAAAGCCCTTTTCCTGCAAGAACTGCACGACATAGGCTTTCTTTTCTGCGCCGCGCCCGCTCCCCACGTAAAGCTGTTCGGCGGCTTCGACGGCAACCGTTACCCACAATTCGATTTCCTCCAGCTTGTCCGCGTCGATTTTGCCTTTCAGCCACGGGATCACAAACGCGGTAATAATAGCCACGGCAAGGGCGGCAATCGCTTCAACAATAGGCGTAAGATCAATCATTTATAAAACCTCGCTTTCGTCTGTATCCGTTTCCGGTTCGATTTTTTCTTTCTTCTTTACCCTTGCGACGATGATTTCGGATAGCCGTTTCAGCATCAGTGCGCCGCACTCGATCACAACGGCGGTAAAGTAGTATGTAATCAGCGTTGTTTGCTCGATCCCCGTAATTAGGAATGAAACGTACTGCGCCGCAATGAAGATCACCGTTGTAATTCCGATCGCGACAATAACTTTCGTCGCGAAGCGTTCATCGGCAAGGAATTTCTTTTGACGCTTTCCGCGCTTTGAACTTCGTTTCATATTTCCCCCTTTCATTGCACGAATTCGCACGGCGTGCAATTCAATAACGCGCGCGTGCGATCCCGTGTATTAAGCAAGTGTCAGATCGGACAGCTTTACCGCCGCGACAACTACGCCGCCGTAGGTAATCACGGCGCGATCGCCGCTGATCTCCTTTACGACGTGATCGCGGTTATACACGAAGGAAGCAAGGCTTTTCCCGTCGTAGGTTTTCGCGCCCTGCTTCAAGCGAACCTTGCTTCCCACCTTCACGGAAGCCGCCGCCGTCCCGCCGCTTCCGGTCGTGATAAATGCGTCGGAATATCCCGCCGCTTTCAGCTTTGCAAGCATTGCTTCGGCGTTCGCCTTCTTGCCGAACGCTCCCACCTGTACTTTGTAATAGCCGCCCGTATTCACGACGTATGTATCGAAGCCCGCCGCCTTCAATTTCTTTTCCAGCGCCTGTGCGTTCGATTTCTGCTTGAACGCGCCCGTCTGCACCTTGTAAAGCGTACCCGTTCCGGAAGAAGGCGTTTCCGGTTCCTCCGCCGAAGCGCCCAGCCTCTTGTTTACCTCCGCCGCGATCGCGCCGTGCCTTTCGTACAGGTAATCCCCCGGACAAGATTTATTCGCGTAATCTCTGTGAACCGTCATATTACAACCGTTCAAATGATTAACGCGCTCGTTCTTGTTCGTAGACCACACAAGTTTCTTGATCCCGTTGCGGCGGCAAATATCCGTTACAAGGTCAAGAAGGGCGGCGTATGCTTTCGCGTTCACCGCGTAAGGGTGTGTCGTGTCGCTTGCAACCTCGATCGTGATTGCGCGGTTATCGTTCGCCGCGTTTGAACTGCACCACGAGCGATCCTTTTCTTCGACATACATTCCGATACGCCCGTCAACTCCTACGCCGTAATTTGAACTTGCCTGTCGTGAAGTAGGCGCGAAGATGTTACCCAGCGTTTCAACGGAACATTGCCCGACGACGCAATGAATTGTAATCGTGTCGATCTTGTGATTGCGCGGGCTTGTCCTGTTCGGTGAAATCCGCGTGTAGTCCACCAGCGTGCTGTTGCTCATTTTGAAAACCTCCTTATATTCAAGAATGGGAACGGCTCATTTGCGAACCGCTCCCGCTCTTTTTCATTTGTTATCAATCTGCTGCTCGATATGGTCAATTCGTTTGTGCGCCTGTTTCGCCGACGTTTCGACGGAAACAAGCCTTCCGACGAAATCCGTATTTGTCTTTCGCTGTTCCCGCTGTTCCGCCTTTACGTCGTCGATACCGCCTTTTATGTATCCAAGCTCCGTTAAGATCGTCGCGTCGCTCTTCGCTTCCTTCGTCTTGTCGCTGTCCCTGTTGCGGACAAAGGCGATATACCCGAACACGATTGCACAAACGCCGCTGATAACGGAAATTGCGGATAAGATCGCTTCACTCATTTTCAACCCTCCCCGCTGTTCACTTCTTCCCATTGCCACAAAGAAGGCGTGTCGGGCGGATATACGCAATTCGGCATATCAGCTTTTGCAAGGTAGATTTTTCCCTTGTAGCTGTAATATTTCCCGTTCTCGACGTTGACGACAATTCCCGCCGTTTCCGGATACGGGATCGGATCGTCAATCGTCCCCGTGTGTTCAAGCTCCACAAGGCGGTAATATGCGAAGGTCGTTTCTACGGGATAGGAAACGGAATTCGACGTATGCGGCGCGATAATTTCGTAATACCGCCCGTTGTACTTGATAATTTCGCCCACGGTGTTGTAGGCGTGCGCGTCCTCGTATTCCGGATAGTCGATCACTTCCGCCGATTGCAGGATCATTTCGTCGGTAATCGCTTCCGTTCCCGCCGCGCGATCCTGCACGATCTGCGCCTTGAAGCACATTGCAAGAAGGGCGGCGGTACTTTCGCCCGCCGCCTTTACTTCTTGCGTTTCTTTCTTTACTTCTTGTAATTCTTTCTTCACTTCCGCGTTTCCGCCGCCAGCTTTGTTATGTTTTACGCTCATTCAAAATTACCTCCGATCCCCGATACCCAGCACGCCGTCAGCGCGTCGCCGCGCTCAACAGTAACGCGGATATTTAATCCGAACTGCGTTGCCGTGTTTACGGTGTTTTCAAATACGTGCGCCAGCCCCGAAATTACCGCGTTCGTGCAATCCTCCCATACGGGCTGAACGTCGTAAGGATTGTTGCACGCCTCCACCTTGAAAGTACCACCAGCCGGAATATCCCTGTTCACATTGATATTGCACCGCGTCGGCTGGCTCTGCGCTTCCAGCGGCTCCGAAAGGGTAATTACAAAGCTGTTGATCGCCTTCGTAAACGTAAGCGTTCTTGTCGCGCTGTTTCCTGCGCTGTCGGTCGCCGTGATCGTGATTGTGTGCTGGGCGTTCGTAAGCCCCGTGAAGGTGTTTCCGCTCACGGAAAGGGTAAGCGTTTCGCCCAGCGTTACGTTGTTCCTTGTGTTGATCGTGCTTCCGTCGATTTTCTCTACGACGTTTACAACGTCGTTATCCGGATCGGTAACGCTGTATTCGTAGGTGAAATCCGCGCGCTTCACGCCAAGATCGGCGTTCTGCCCGCTGATAACGGGCGGCTGATTGTGAATTACGGGGATTGATCCGCTTGTGGTGTAGGCGGAAGAATTGCCCGCCGTGTCAACCGCCTTCACGCGGTATTGCAGGGTGTTCCACGCCGTCGATACCATTTCCGCAAACGTGCGGGCGGCGGAACTCTGAACCTGTGTCCACGCGCCGCTGTTCGCGCTTCGCTCGAAAACGTAGGTCAGCGCGTCGCCGTCCGGATCGGTCGCTTCCGCGCAAGAAATGTTGATGTTCTGCCCGCTGTACGCGCTTTCCGGCGCGGTAATGCTGGGCGGCGCGGAAGGCGCGGCGTTGTAGATGATTTCATAGTTCCCGCTTGCATTCGGGCTGTCAGATACCAAGATTGAAGATTTCAGATTACAAAGCGGGCGAACGCCCCCGCTCCC